TCGTAATTAAAGCTTCGGATAAGTTTTGGAAGCAGTGGGAACGTTACTCATTCCAAGACACAGTGTCCTCCACATCAACAATGCACAAGATACTTTCTGTTGATTTGTTGAAAGTATTGCCTAGTACAACGTACCCTGAAACAATTAAAAGACTTCAAGAGGACATACAAACTTATAACAATGATGAAGATATGGATGATATGGAAAGGAAGTTGTTGTTTGAACAAATAACTGACAATATCCCCATGGGGTACCAATATACACGTGCTGTAACCACAAATTATCTTCAACTTAAAACCATGGTGGCACAAAGAAGTAGGCATAAACTTGAAGAATGGAGAGATTTTTGTGATTTTTGTTTGAGAGAATTGCCCATGTTTGATGTTTTAACTGGGTTTTCTGAAAGGGATTCTAGGTAATAAGAAAGGACAAAACTATGACTAAAGTTGATAAAATAGTTCATGAATTAAAGAAAATGCAACTGGATATTGAGAATGCTTGCAGTGGGAGTAAGGATAGTATACTCATTACCAAAAAGTATGAAAATTATATTAATCAACTTGAGATAGAATTGCATAAAAAGAATAAGATTTCTCACGAGAAAAGGAGATAATTATGTGGAAATTGGCATTAGGACTAATAGCTGATATACTGTATATGAAAGGCATTCTTTGTTATGAAGAATTGGATGCGATATACAACGTAAAAGATGCTGAAGATATAGATAAAGTGTCTGATAAAATTATTAGGGGTGATTTTAATGTCTACAAGCAAAGACCAAAAAGTGATGACTTTGAAGGAAACACCTACGACGTTAAATGAAGATAGTGTTGAAGTTAATCTCGATATTCTTAACGAATTGACGAATCAACACCAACGTTTTGTTCATCTTTATTTAACTGGTGCTTATAGTGTTCCAAAGTTGGCGCAATTGATGGATGTGCACCCCAATACAATCTATAATTGGTTGAATAAATCTGAAATACAGCAAGCAATAAGTGAGTTGCAAAACGCAACTCATCTTGCTGTTGCTACACAATTAAAAGCCATGACGAATAAAGCTATAGTTCGTTTAACCAACTTGATGGATTCACCGATTGATGGGGTTGCTTTGCAAGCCGTTAAAGATGTATTGGATAGGGGTGGGCACAAGCCTAAACAAGAACTCAATATTAACAAAAAAGTTATTACTTTTGAACAACAATTGGACAGTCTAATCAAGAAAACAAATCCAACAATAGACGCAGAATATGAAATTATGGATGGTGATGATTATTGATTGCAGCAGAGGTACTTGATAAGTTAAAGTCGCCATTGAGTGAGGACGAGAGATACTTACCGCTTCCAGACTTTATCAAGACAGATGAGGAAGCTTTTTATTGGAGACTTAAACATGATGTAGTATGGTATGCAGAGAATTTTCTCATGATTAGAAATAAGAAATCTCAATTGGTTCCACTCAAATATAATACTGCGCAATTAATCATGGAACGTATCGATAGGTATTGTATAAAACATGGATTGATGAGACGGTATATTGTCTTGAAAGCTAGGCAAATGGGGCTTTCAACTTATACCGAATCAAAGATATTTCATGAGACGGCAAATAATAAATTGACACGTTCTTTAATCATTGCACATGAGGAGAAAGCTTCTTCAAACTTGTTTAATATGTCAAAATTGTTTTATGAGGAATTGCCTGATATACTTAGACCTATGAAGAAGTATTCCAATGGAAAAATCTTATCCTTTGAGAATCCTACAAACGAAGAAAAAGATAAAAAAATCAATCCAGGTTTGAGGTCAGATATCACTATTGCTACTGCTGGTACAGGAGAAGTTGGTCGTTCAGCTACACCTACAAAGATTCACGCGTCTGAGGTTGCGTTCTTCCCAGATGCCCAAGTTACAATGCTTGGTCTTATGCAGGGTGTTCCTGATGAACCAGAAACTCTTGTTGTTTTGGAATCCACCGCTAATGGTATTGGCGACTGGTTTCATAGACAATGGCAGAGGGCGACAAAGGGTGAAAGTGACTTCATTCCTATTTTTTTGCCTTGGTTTATTGACCCGTCCTACATTAAAGAATTCACAAGCCCTGCAGAAAAAAAGATGTTTGCAGAGCAGGTAAACGCTGCACGATTCGATTCAGAGGGGAATCGGACATACACATATGAATACCAACTGATGAAAAAGTTCAATCTCTCATACGAGCAGTTGAAGTGGAGAAGATGGGCTATTGCCAACAAGTGTCAAGGTGATGAAACCCTCTTCAGGCAAGAGTATCCTTCAACAGCTGAGGAAGCCTTCATAAGCACTGGTCGTCCAGTGTTCAGCACGGATGTCCTTAAAGAGTACCAAACAATAACTCGCCATGGCGAAAAGGGATATTTCCTGTCTGACGACAAAGGTGGAGTTACATGGACTCCCGACCCTGATGGTTATGTAGAGTTGTGGGACAAGCCTGAAAAGTATAAACGTTACTGCGTAGGGGTTGACGTTGCTGAAGGCTTGGCTCAGGGTGACTACTCTGTAGGGGTTGTGATGGATGAGAAAACGTGTGACATAGTTGCCATGTGGCATGGGCACATCGACCCTGATTTGCTGGCACACGAAATGATTAAGGTGTGCAGGTATTACAATGACGCCTACCTTGGTGTCGAGAGCAATAACCATGGTGGAACTACTTTGCTTTCACTTAAGCGTTTGGAGTATTGGAATCTATTCTTCCAAAAGACCTATGACAAGATTTCGAATCAAATATCCAAGAAACTTGGATGGAACACCAACACCAATACCAAGCGTTTAATGATTGATAAACTCAATGAATTTGTACGTGAAAAATGGATTGGCATTTATTCTGATTTGATAATAAGCGAAATGCTTACCTACATCAGAAACGACAAAGGTCAGTTTGGTGCGCAAGAAGGTTGTTTTGACGATACAGTTATGGCAGCAGCTATCGCATTGCAATTGGTTCTCGAAGGGCAGGGTGAAGATTATGTTCCAGAGATTCCAATTGACCAAAGAAAAGGGTACAAGCCTGAAGTCATAGACCCTTTATTTGAAGGAAGAAGAGAAGAGGAAAAGGTAGAAATATCATTATAGGAGGTGCAGGATGAAAGACAACGAGTATGAACTTGGTAATTTAGCTTCTTACTGGAACATGAAGTTCAAAGAAGCTATGCTTGCTAAGGCTGATTATACTTCTAGGTGGAAGGAATACATGGATGCTTACAACGGTTCGTTTTTTGACAACGAGTCACTTCCAAGCTATCGGTCTAATCAAGTAAGCAACTATATTTTTTCCAATATAGAAACCATGAGACCCATAATGCTTGACAACAATCCTAAGTTCCAAGTAATGCCAAGAAATCCTGAAGCGATAGAATTCGCTAACGATGTACAGGACATAATGAATTATGAGTGGGATAGGACTAATATGCAAGCAAGCTTGTCGCGTCAGCTGATATCGACGCTTGTATATGGAACTTCTGTGTATTACATGCATTGGGATAAGGATGAAAAAGAAGTTGTTCCGCTTGAAATCTCCCCACAAAACATATTCCCAGACCCGCTTGCTACATGTGTTGAAGATGCTGAATATATCATTTATGCGGCTTACATGCATGAGAATATTCTGAAGAAGGCATACCCCAAGTACACCAAGGAACTTCAAGGCAGTCAGGTCAATTATTCCGAGTTGGTTTATGAAAACAATGAAAGCGACGGCAAGATTGACAACCAGATACTTGTGCTTGAGATATTCTGTCAACCCCATGTATCCACCATGGAAGAAGATAAACAATCAGATAAGCAAAGAATAATTACGGTTTGTCCAGAATTGAATCTTGTTTTGCGCGATAGAACCAACCCGTATAAGTTTGACACTTGTGCTCCCATAGTTCTTATCAAGGATTATGATGTCCCAGGAAAGTTTTGGGGAGAGGGTGAAGTTGCACAACTTTTATCACCTCAAACATATATAAACGATTTGACAAATCAGATAATAGACAATGCCAAACAGACGGCAAATATGCCTTGGATTTTAGATAAAAACAGTGGGATTGGTTACAATGTTATTACCAATAGACCTGGTCTTGTTTTACGTAAAAATCCTGGGTCTGAAGTCAGGCGTGAACAACCGCCTTCAATGCCACCTTATGTGTCCAATATGGTTGGAGAATTAAAAAGTGATATGGAGTCGATTTGCGGAGTGTTTGACACTGTAAAAGGTAATAGTGAAACTGGTGTCTATACAGCGCAAGGTATACTTGCTTTGCAGGAAGCTGGACAGTCCCGAATCAGGTTGAAGGTTAAGGTTCTTGAAAGTGCCTTGGGCGTTATGTGCAGTATGTGGTACAAGCGAATCAGCCAGTTTTGGGGCAAAGAAAAACTCATTTATGTATCCCATAACAATGGTGAATATGACATAAAGAAAATCAGCGATGAGCAAACTAAACATATGTATGACATAAAAATAAGTGCTGGTTCTACCATGGCAATTAACCGTGGAGCAATGCTTGATTTGATGATAAGGCTTGCACAAACAGCAGGGGAAGATGGAGCACCTATGGTTGACAGGGAAGCCGTCTTAGAATATTTGCCTGTTGAAGCAAAATCTGCGATAATGAAACGTGTAAAAGGCGAGTCACAAAAGATACAAATGTTGCAACAAGCATTGGAAGAAAATACGCAAAAAGACGAGCAAAATCTTGAAGTTATTGAACAACTTGTTGAGTCTGTTGAGTACCTTAATGAACAAATTGGACAACTCAAACAAGAGCATGATAAAATGAAACAAGATGAGCAAGAACAAGAAAAACATAAAAAATCTTACAACTCAGGATACAAAGATGCAGAACAAATTTATCAAGGTGAAATGCAACAATTCCAAGCGATGAATGAAATGCCTGAAGAAGATGACGATGAAAATATGATGGAAGAAATCAACCAAAGCGGTGGAGAAATTCCAATAGATATTGACGAGGATATTCTTCAAGGTATTGAGAATTTGTCTGATGATGAATTGGAATTATTGATGATGGAACATCCTGAGATTGCTGAACTTATTGGTTAATTACTCACATATGGAACACCCTTTATGGATTCCAAAAAAGGAGGAATTTAAGTGAATATTGATGATTATTTGGAAATGAAACAAGCAGAAGGTCAACAGTCTAAAGAAGACCAAGTTGAGACTCCTGAAACAAAACCAATAGAGGAAATTAAAGAAACCAAACCTGTCGAAGATGTAGTCCAAGAAGAACCCAAAGTAACAATCCCTGATAAAGTAGCAATAGAAGGTATAGGTGAAGTTGAGCTTGATGAACTTAAAAAGGGTTATTTGAGACAAAGCGATTATACTCGTAAAACTCAAGACTTGGCTAAACAAAGAGATGAAACAAAGGACGCAATCGAAGTATTTACTTACTTGAAGAATAACCCTGATATCGCACAAAAACTTGCAGAGTATGATAAGGAGAGAGGAACTGTTTCTCCTGCTGCAACTACAGCAACACCCGCAGTGCAAAAGCAGAAAGACTTGGAAAGACAGCTGTTTGATTTGCAATTGCAAATGCAAATACAAGGACTTCAGAGCAAATATGACGACTTTGATGTTAAGGAAGTAATGGACATGTCCATCAAAGAAGGCATAGTTGATTTGGAAAAAGCATACAAGTTAGTTAAAGCCGATAAAATTAGTAACACTTCTTCTACTCTTGATGAAAAGGCTTTACGTGAGAAAATCAAAGCTGAGTTGGAAAAGGAGTACGCCAGGAATGCTGATACAGATTCCCTCATAACAAAGAAGGGAACTAAAAAGCCTGTTGAAGAGACTCGTTTTCAATGGAGTGCCGATGAGGACAAAGTAAGGCAGAATATGAACATGACTCAAGAGGAATGGGAGAAGTGGAGGAATCATAAATAATCCCATGAGGTGATGATAATGGAAGCAATTTATAAACTTTTCAATCTTCAAATGTTCGCTGACCCTGTTCAGCCGACATCAAGCAATACACATGGATATTCTTCTACAGACCTTACGAACGAGACCAACTTTGGTAAGTTGCTCGAGCCTGGACTGAGGAAAATATTCTTCGAGACATACACAGAACTTCCCGAGCAATTCCCGAACGTTTTCCACGTTCATACGTCTAAAAAAGCTAAAGAGACTGATTGGGGAATGGGTGCTTTCGGCGATTGGACAGTAAGGGAAAGCCAGTATGACGAAGTTGCATACGAAACTCTTTCTCCCGGTCTGGAAAGGACTTACACTCACAGTGCATTTACCCAAGGTTTCATGGTTACAAGGGAAATGTACGATGACGACCAATACAGCCAAATGAACAAGATGGCTAAAGCAATGGCACGTTCTGGTAGAGCAAAAGTTGAGAAAGACGCAGCAACAGTCCTCAACAACGCTTTTGCTACAACTGCTATTTATGACGGCAAGTATCTTTGCGACGATGACCATCCGCTTCTTGATAGTGCTGGAGTTGGAGACAACCTCACTACTGGAGCTTTGGCAGACGCCACGCTCAAAGCCGCCATTAAACTTATGAGAGAGACTAAGGACGAAGCTGGTAACTTGGTACAGTTTATTCCTGATAGGCTTATCATACCGCCCGCACTTGAAGACACTGCAATGAGAATTCTGCATTCTGCACAAATTGCTGGTGGACAACTCAACGATACGAACGAATTCCTCAAAGGAAAAGGAATGAAGATTGTTGTTATGGATTACTTGTCTGCGACTGCTGGCGGAAGCGACACGGCATGGTTTGTACAAGATTCCAAACGACATGAACTGAACTTCTTCTGGAGAATCAGACCTGAGTTCAAATGGGAAGAAAGCTTCGACACGTTTGTTTCCAAGTATCGTGGTTACATGAGATACTCTTACGGTGTATCTGATTGGAGAGGTATTGTAGGGTCTACTGGTCTGTAATATGACCAGTTCTCCCTGTTCCGTATAAATAATTAGGAGGATGATAACATGGCTAATGAAAGATATGTTCCCATGGAGAGAGGGGTTCATACTGTAACTTCTGCTGAAGCTACAGCAACTACTCTTGATATTGCAATTCCGTACACTCCTGTGGGTGTTGTTGTTACAATACTCAGGGGCGGGAAAGACTTGGGTGCTAAGGCTGCTGTCGCAGTTGGCGCATCAAAGATTACGGTAGCTAACAACAGCACGGATTTTGTTCTTGCTGAGAATGACGTAATCAATTACATCTGTTGGTAAGCTTCATATTATGGGGTGGGGTGAATGCCCTGCCCCTTTTATTGTGAAAGGAATGATGAAATGACTAAACCAGTTATAGATAAGTTTAAAGATGACATACAGCCAGTTACTTTTCAGGAAAGAATGATGTATGAACAAACAATGTATTTGAACGCTATGTGCAACATGCTTGATTCCATAGTTAAATACATTGCTAAATCAGAGAATATCGCAACAGAGAAGCATGTTGATAAAATAGAAAAACCAAAAACAAGGAAGAAGCGTACTACGTCAAACCCCAAGGAGTGATGTAAATGACACTTACACAGTTGATTGCAAGGGTTCGTGCGTACACCAATGAGAAAACTACGGTTATATTCACGGAAGCACACGTTACGAATTTCTTGAATGAAGGTATTGACAGGATACAAATTATACCAGAACTAGTCGGTATGGATTATTTGGTTTTATTGGATGATGTGCCAGCACTTCTGCCAGCACGTTATCATTACATGTTGTCCGTGTATGCGACGGCGAGGTGTTTTGAACAGGATGAAAGACATTACGAAGCAACAAACAAGATGAATGAATTTGAGACTAAACTCGAAGAGCTGCAAGGTGAAATTGCGAATGGTAACGTCACGATTGTTGATGGAGACGGTAATGCTGTTACTGCTACGTATAACGTTGATTACGTGCAGGATACTTATTTTGCCGAATCAACCGATTCTGACGATGACAGTGGAGTGGAGGGATTGTAATGGCATTTGTTAGAAGTAATTCAGTACCGCCAGACCCTACCTATCCTTTTTCTGTACGTGATTTTCTAGGTGGGTTGAATAACGTAGAACCCATGACAAACATTGAAGACAATGAAGCTTCGGATATAATGAACATCATGTTTTCAAGCGATGGCACTATTGAAAAGCGTTACGGCACATCAAAGGCTAGAACCAAGGATTACGGTGGGGCTATAA